AAATGTAACAGTGTTACTGGACCCGCTGGTATCAATGCCGGTTCCTCCAGTAAAAGTCATAGTCTCGCTGTCAAGGTCAATAGACAACGCTCCACCACTATCCGCTTGGAAATCCAAATCAGATGCGGTGACCTGTGCGTCTACGTATGTCTTGATAGCTTTTGCAGAAGCAAGGGTGGTATCGGTGCCCGCTACGGATGACAGGTCAGTATCCAGAACACCAGACTTTAGGTTGTCCACTTCAATGTTGCTAACGGTGTTGTTGTCAGCATCAATGGTCTTGTTTGTAAGGGTGTCTGATGTTGCGCGACCTACAAGGGTATCTGTATCAGTAGGCAGGGTAATCGTCCCTGAGTTGCTAATGCTGCTAATTACAGGAGTTGTAAGGGTCTTGTTAGTAAGAGTCTGCGAACCTGCCAGTGTTGTAACGGTTGAGTCAATGGCAAAAGTAACGGCGTTACCTGAACCGCTTGTGTCGATTCCTGTACCACCAGTAAAGGTCATCGTTTCACTGTCGAGGTCAATCGACAACGCCCCGCCACTATCGGCTTGGAAGTCAAGGTCTTGTGCAGTTACTTGGCTGTCAACGTACGCCTTGATAGACTGCTGCGTAGCCAGATGACTTGCGCTGTCTGATGACATATCATCTTCATCTTTGATAGACGTGCCAGATATGCTGCCGTTAAGAACTGCAGAAGTAAGAGTTTTGTTTGTTAGCGTGTCTGTAGTAGCACGTCCTACAAGTGTGTCTGTGCTAGTCGGCAGCGTAATCGTTCCGGAGTTGCTGATTGTAGCAATCACTGGAGCGGTCAAAGTTTTGTTGGTTAGAGTTTGCGAACCTGCAAGGGTTGTTACAGTAGAATCAATAGCAAAAGTAACGGCATTGCCGGAGCCGCTAGTGTCAATACCGGTACCACCAGTGAATGTGAGTGTTTCGCTGTCCAAGTCGATAGAGAGTGCGCCACCGGAATCCGCTTGGAAGTCAAGGTCTTCTGCTGTGAGTTGTGTATCGACGTAGGCTTTGATGGACTGTTGTGTGGCAAGCGCAGTAGCACTGTTAGACGACATGTTGTCTTCGTCTAGGATGTCCGTGACGGTTGTAGTCGGCATCGCAATGCTGTCTACATTTGCAACGCCGTCAATATACAGGTCTTTGAACTGCTTGCTAGACGCACCCAAGTCAATATCGTTATTAGTTGTCGGCTCAACTACGCCGTCTTTGATAACAAGTTGTTCTACAGATGAACTAGATACGTCAATTGAAAATTCGATCTGATTGTTGGGGTTGTCGATAACGACTTTGTTGAGTGGCGTGGTCTCTCCCGGATCACCAATGAGTCCAATGACCGGACCCTCGCCTGCCGTGCCATCGTGCTTGTGACCAGTAGTATTAACAAACGAAGCTAAAAGCTGGTTAAATTCGTCATTGGAATCTGCTGCATCAATAACGTCGCCATCAACGTAGGTTGACTGCCGTGCGGAATATCCTGCCATTTAACGTCTCCCTCCCGGAGTAAATTCTAATTGATAGCCCTTGATTGAAAAGGGTGCGAGACCGCTACGGTCATCTACACGCACACCCACTGTAAATCCGCCGCCCTCTACAGACTGACGTACCAGAGGTGCGCCTGACGATCCATACACCGCAGTGCCATACTTACTGATTGGATCACCGTAGATGGCTGCACTACCGCCCGTAGCCAAAGCGTACTGAGCAGGCTGTGGCACGTCGGAAGAGTTAAAATCATATCTGATCCTGAAGTTAGAATCGACAGTGCCTTCGTTTTCGTAGTTCCAGATAATTCGCTGCATCAACTTGCGAATACCTGCATCTCCCATGTTCAAGTCAGGAGAACGATATCGTGCGGGTATATTAGTGCCATCAAAGCTGTTGCCATCATCGTGCTTGTACACGTATCCGTCGTGACCGCCGTGAACGATTGTTTCGGTGTTATCTATGAAGCCGGAAGCCATGCAGGCGGGTTTGATGCCCTGCAAGTCAGCGTACTCAAACCCCATGCCGCCGCCTTCTGCTGCCTGTTTCATTACGGCAGCTACGCCATTTGCTCCCGTCTCTACGGTAGCGTCCGCAGCAAAAAAAAGGCGGTACTGACTCTTGTTACGAATAACAGTAGAAGAAATTCTGTCGAGGCTGATATTAGTGAGCAGGAGTCTGTCCTGTATCTGCTTCGATACGGTACCAAGTTCTACGTCTCCGATGCGGGCCGTACCAGCAAGAGTGCGAAGCCCGTCCGGAGCGAGATATATGATGTCACCACCAAGTTCTTGAATGCTGTGCTGGCTTACGCAACCGATTCTGCGAGTTACGGGCTGCAGTTGAAAGTCAGCAATGGACGTGCCGGTAAGTTGATGAATTTGATCTTCACAAAAAATAAACAACGAGTTACGAAAAGTAACTAGCTGTACGACTGCACTGTCTACCTTGATAGACCCTGCGCCGTTTGCTGCAAAAAAATCTGTTTCGCTAAAGGGTGCAGAAAACACGATCTCTTGAGGGTTAGATGACATGCCCGCAAAGAACATGTGATTCTTGTGTAAGGCTACCGTAGAGGGATCAGCAGGTGCGCCAGTAGTGTTTACAGCAGTAACGGAACTGTTATTAAATATAGCAGCGTTATTAACGCCGTCTACATAGATTATCTTTTCAGTGTTGTCAAAATTGTACGTAACAAAACTGTATCTTTCTGCATTGGTACGGCCTGTCTGAATAGCAGTCCACGATCCAGTCGTGCCACCCTTAAATACCTTTTCTCCCCGCGCAGCAATAATGTTGCCCTTGTATATTGCTACACCAAGAACCTTTTCTGTGGATGCGCTTGTCTGGGGTACAATATTGGAATTGTACTTAGAAAAACCATTAATACGACGGTAACCACCCGAAATGTCTGGCTCAAAATTGATAAGTTCAAGGGCCGCACCGGGAGGCATGGAAAACGAGTCCCTGTTGAGAATGAGTCCACCATTTAGCTTTACAACAAAGGGACTTAATAGAGAAGTATCTGGCATTAGACGGCTCTCATGTAGTCCTTGCGATTAATCAGTTCGATACGCATACGAGACAATCCTTCTGTGTAATCTCGCAATGCAAGCTGTGAGAATTGTACGTCGGAGCGTAGCATGTGTGCGTAGTACCTAGCGCGATTTACAATAACGTCGTGAAATCTTTCTGGAATAGTAGGCGTGTCTGTGTTTGCGGACATGTCGGTGACTGTCTTATAGTAGTAGTACCTAACGGTGTAGGTGGACACGTCTGGTACAGGAGACAATCCTAGCTTTTGGTCAGGCGTTTTATAAATAAACTCCGGCAGGGCACGTGAACCCGTGTCAGGATTTGTATCGGCCTCATTGTGTCGATCTAAATACTCATTAAATGAAAGATACCTTAGTTTTTTTTCTGCTGTTGATGCGGATTCTTGTACAGTAAAGCTGTCATAATTAACAGTCTTCGCATCTGATTCTCTGGCGTACTCTGCTGTTCCTGCAGTAGTTGTGAAAGATTGGCTAACAACGGTAAACGGCCACTCGACTTCAGAGTTGATAATGTCACGTTGAGCCTTGTTGATAAAATCAGAAACAGATGTTTGTATACCCCTAGTCGAAGCCACGTTAGTGATTTCAACCTCGTTGATCTCTCGAAGAACAGCATTGCAGAGTTGGAGATAGTTCATGTCTTACCTGTGAGGTTCATAAAATTCTTCGGCAGCAACGACGACTGTCAAGGTGTCAGCAGTACCTGCAGCTACGATAATCTTGTCACCCGCGTGGCAGTAGAGAGGTTTGTCTACTGTAAAAAGTGATTCAGAACCCTTGCCTGTCACTGCGTGGGACGAAAACAATGTGTATGTAGTCGAAGTATTAGCTTCGTGAAACTTTAGAGTGTAGTTACGATTACTAGAATCGCTGTTGGTTATCAGGACGTGTTCAATGTGAGACGAAAAGTTTGCCGGAACAACGTAGCAATCCGTATCATTCGTATTTGTCAACGCTTTTGCTTGGGTAACAAACTTGGAGCCTCCATTTAATACTGGCATATCTAGTACCCGTTAAGTTTCGCTATGAAGAACTTCAAGCGCATCCAGCTTGTCTTGAGCATCTGCCCAGCTTGCGACTGCCTTGTCCATTTCCTCAAGCAACTGCGGATGTTCACCGATAGCCGCCGGATTGTTTGTGTAATTTGCGTATACAAATAGCGCATCTTTTTTTTGAGCCTCGTACTTGTGCTTCAGGGCTTCGTAGGCAAGTCGTTTCATGTCTGTCTCCCTGTTAGTCATTATACACCTATTTATTTAAATTAGCAAGAATTATTTTCTTGACTTTTCGATTGCTTCGAATGTTTCGCGCATTGTGGGAGGTTTTTCGTTTTTGGGGTCGTACTTGCACTGTATCTCTTTGGGAAAGAATTCGTGAAAGTCTATCCAGACTTGATCTACGGTGTTGTTGGCTCCGTGATATATACAGACTCGTTGGTTGTCTATCTTAGTGCAGCCCTTGAGCCTACAGGTTACATACTCTGGGTCTG